AAAAAATGTGTTTCTTGTGGTGTCTTTGGGATTTGCATATCTTCCGCAATCTTATCCAACAAAGTCCAAACGCCAGTTTGCCTGGCTGCCATGATTTGATCTTTTAACTTCTCATCTGCTCTACACTTTTTATAAACTGTAGATACATCTGGCATTGTCTTATCTTTACAAATAGACGAGAGCGGCTCTCCCAGCTCTAATCTTTCGCATATCTTTTCAACTTGATCCATTCGATTATTTCAAATTCTGTTTTGTTTTTAAAGTATGGGAGGTTTTGCAAAGCCTTTAATTTACCATCCAGGGTTCTTGGTCCCGTACTAGCTCCACCATGAAACTTGCAACGATACTTTCCAGAATTTTTCTGGTAGTAGCCTTTGCATCTACATTGTTTGGTAAATTTAGAGCTGCGTGTGTAGCTCTCACATTGTATTTTGTGTAAGGGTCTCCCAACCACAGTATATAGTCCCTATTAAATTAAATTGTCTATTCTGTCTAGTATTGATTTATCGAGATTGCTTTCCAGATCTAAGATAATGCTTTTGTATCTTCTTTGAACTGTCACTCTATGCAATCCAAATTGACGACCCAACAAGCTCCAATTAAATCGCATGGCTCTTGCCCAGACTAATCTCCGATCTTCAACTTTGGGTATTTTACCAAGTAAATCGATGCTTAATTCCCAGCAATTGATCTGCTTGCTTGTAGCTCTTAATTTAAGGCGTTTCTTGTCATAAAAACCCATATCTTTTTTATCATAGCTCATTTCTAAAATATCAAACATATTTGGATTAGTAGGTTTTTTAGGATTAGGCATCATTCTTTCGGTTCTACCAGCTGTATCAAAGAGATCCACGATCTTTGGAAATAAGAGTTTCAAGCTACCGCCTTTTTAGCAGCAGCACTAAACTTTTTTTGGGAGGTTTCTACCTCCTCGATAGTATTCTTAAAACTATGCTTTCTGATCTGCTTACCACTCTTCTTGCTATAAAATTCGTGCCAATGACCCTCGCTCCCACATTGCTCGTAGGTTTCTCCTTTATAACTTAATAAAGGTTTATCAGTAGCTGGGGGGGAGAAAGTTGATCTCTTTCTATATCGAGTGTTATTGGTTATATAAGATGGTTTTATTAATATCCCTCTCTGTGAGGTATCTCTCCCCTCAAATTGAGTTATCACTCTCTTTTTAATAGTCTCTTGCAACAGTTTTTGATTGCCTAGAAAATATAAATTAGTAGAGGCAAGCCTCTTAACAGTTATTAGGTTTTGTTTGGCAAGGTGTTTAATGGATCTCTGTATCGATGCGATGCTAATCCCCGTGCGCTCCTTAATTGTGGCATATCTTGGATAACACTTTCCATCTTTTACATTCATAAACGAAACCAGGCAGAAATAAACTAGCTTATCAATTGGAGAGAGTTTCTTATCCGCCAGGATATTTAAGTTGCCGACAAAATAGAGGCTCATGCAGCATCCCTTTTTTTACAGACGAGGTTATGCCTATCCTGGAGCAATTCCATCGCTTGTACCCACCCTTGCGGCTCAAGAATAACCTCTTTTCTATCCTTTGTAGGTGTGAGCTGCTTAACTCTGAAACTTACAACTTGCCGATTTTCAACTTTATAAAAAATTAAAAAGCTAGGTAGATTAGCCATCCTTGCTAACCATTCAGTAGTTGTTGTTGCTTTCCAGGATTGACCCACATCAAATGTAGTCTCAGCCAAATATAATGGCATTTTACATTTAAGACAGATCCCGCAGCTGTCGATGTCAATATAGCCTAAATCATTTTTTAAGGCTCGATGCCATTCTGAATAGTGATCGCCTTTATTAAAATAATTATCTCTTGCCATCAATCTTAATATAATTGTCTTGCATATCTGCAATTTGTTTTGCTAGTTTTTTGTTATCTTCTTTGACTTGTGTAAGCTCAACTCTTAGATCTCCATTTATTTTTTGATGATCTTTACTGATAGTAAAAATATTTGTATTTTCCTCTGCAAGTCGATCAATTTCTTTTTTTAAATCTTCAACAACTGCTTTGCATTTACATTCAGACATTACATTTATCCTTAGTAATTAGCGGCTCTCCATTATAATCTTCTTTTAAAATATCATTGCTTGGATGATCGTAATCGCAGCAGCCAACCGATAAGCCACCAGGATTTTCAGAAACAAACTGTAATAATTTTTTACAAAATTCCTGGTACTCGTTCGCTGCCGCATATCTTGGAGCGTAAGTCCAAAACAAAAAAGTAAAAACAATTAAAAAAATAATTAACTTCATAAATATTTTATTTCTATTACCCACGAAAAAGGGATTGTTTCTATTGATCCAATTTCAATTCCATCTTCATCTTCACACCAGGAGCTGAAAGTTTGGATTTTTGTTTTTGTTTTATTAAATAATCTACCCACCGCATTACACTTAGCGGGTTCAAGTTTTTTTCCCCTGGATATTGACATCCATTCAGAATTAGAAATCCAATCGCTACAAACAATGTGAACCAGCGGGTAGTCATCTACAGTTCCAGTTAATTTTTTTTTTAATCTACGAGTAGAAACTCGCTGGCTTAACTTTCCCATTCGTCTTATCCATTATTAGTTTGATGTTATTTGGTTTTGGCATTCTGTTTTTAAGACACCATCTGCAAACTGTACTCTCTGGAGAGACACCAGTTATGCCTAGAAATTCTGCTAATTTTTTGTAAGAATATCCTTTTGATTTTCTAAAAGTTTCAAGATCCATATAAAGATCAATAATATAATCATTGCTTTTTCGTCAAGAGAACATTGATGGTTTTACAATCTTATCAACATATTGTGCATTATCCCCATCATTCACACAAGTTATAGTTGTTGTTAATAAAAAAAAAGAGGTGTTTTAGTCATTTTGTAATTGCATTACATCTGTTAATAAGTATATTGACAGAATGACAATAGATAATAAAACACTTAAACTCATTAAAAATTCACACCTTGAAGAGAGAGATATGCTGCTAGATAAATTATTAAAAAATGCCGATATGTCTCAAGCTCAATTTGCCAAAGAAGTTGGTAAAGACGCATCAACAGTTAATAGATGGATTAAAAATAATAGATCTATTGCATGGGAAAACGCAGAAAAAATTGCAAAAGTTTTAAATTGTCATCCAGTAGATATTTACAAGCCGCAACACGAAATTAAATTAAGATCTTATGCTGAATGGAATGGCAATGTATTAGATTATGAAAAAGAAGAGCAACACTTAATTAAAATTCCTTATGAGTATTACCACGAAAATATTAAAGCTGTTCAAATGCACGCTCCAGGATTTCATTCAGACGGAGAAATTTGGTTGTTTGATTTACCATTATCTAAAAAATTTTCAAAATATGCTATCGGAAAAATTTGCTACTTAACGGCATCAAAAAAATTTAAAAAAGAAAATCCAAATACAGAATGTAAACCACTTGTTGCTTTGTTAAAAGGTACAGACCAGGGTAAACTTAAAATAATTAATAGTTATACAAAAGAACCTATTAATGCGTTATGCGCAAATATTGGTGTTGAAGATCTTGAATATGCTACACCAGTTAAGGCAAAATACGACCCAGATCTCATTAATTTTAAGCTAAAATAAAGTTATCCTTGCAACTCACGCAAGAATTGTGAGTAAATGTCAAGATTTGTTTGCATTTAATTCCAGAATGTTTATCAATTGTTCTATTGATTTGATAAATGGAAAACAAAGAAGTTTCAGATAAAGATTTAAACGAATGGATCAGCTCCATTAAAAAGTTGCCAGATTGGGTTAAACTTTATGGATTGAACCACCACTCCCCCTCTCAAATAAATACCGAAGAAGATCAATGGGGTTATAAATATTTACATCTTAGCCAGGAAGAAAGAAGAACGCTGCCAGTTAATTCTCAAATGAAATGTGGAAACTGGATTGGCGAGATGGGTCAAAAACAATTTGGAGATTTTGTTTGGGAATATGAAAGACCAAAAGGTTTAATAAAAAAACCAATACCAAAAGAAAAGAAAATTTTTGAAAGCGGAATAGATCAGTTTAATACTTATGAGCCAGCAGATGAAAAAGATGCCAGGCAACATGAAGAAAATAAATTAGGTTTTGCTTTAACTTGGAAACATACCCAGGATGCAATTAAATCTGTTGGATTAAAATCTCCTATTGAATGTGAAAGATCTGTAAGTTTAATGCTGCCAGATTGTGAGCTGCCAGTTATTGGTAGAGTGGATTTTGAAGATAATAATTCTTTTATTGAATTAAAAACAAAATACAAATCTAAAAACAGACCCAAGAAAGATGGTACTTATACTTTTTCAATAAAAAAGATTGCGGGTCCCGAAGATGATAGACAAGAAAAATACTTAGGATGGTTTTCGCATTTACTTCAAGTTGGATTTTATTACCTGGCTACTAGAAAGAAACCACACTTAGCCGTATGCAATGAGGCTGGTTATTATGTTTATAGTCCCGACAATTGCGATCAATTAAAACCAAAAAATTTAGAAAAATTTATGATTAAGATGAATGCTATTTGCTCAAACAGAGAAAGAATTATGTCTCGTCATGTAGGTAAAGTGACTTGGGTCGATGATATTATTCCAAACTTTGATCACAACTTTTGGAAAAGCATGGGAGATCATAAACTTAAAGCAATTAAATTATGGGGGTTAGCGTGAATAAAAATATACCAAGAAAAAAACCAGAGACAGAAAGCAGAGGAGTTGTATGGCATATCTATCATACAATCTTAGCTCTGTTGTTAGCTGGTGTACTAACTGTAGAGATTATTGAATTATGGTTAAGATAGTTAAATTTCCTATGAATAGAATTAATATGACAGATTGGCAGCAAATACAGCTGCAAAAGAAATTTGGAAAGAGACAAGAAAAAAAAAATAAGTATTTAGCTTTCGTCATGGTTTGTTCGGTACTTGTCATCTTTTTCTCCCTACTCTTTCTGAATGTAGAGAGCCAGGAGTTAATTAGCAGCAGCGAAATCTCGCCTGGCTTTCTTACTAGGAGTATTTCTTTTGAGTAATATCCTAAACTTTCCCTCGTTAGATCAATATCTTGCTGGTTTGAAAACTAGCGGGGGTATTTGGGAATTTGATAAAAACAAATTTGCAATCAAACATTTGGAAGTAGAAAAATTAGCAAAGCAATTCAATATTAGAACAACAATTGATTTAGTTAATTGTGATTTACAAAAAGGATGTGCTGTTGTTAAAGCTGAGGCAAGCTACAACGGATCTAAATACCAAAGCCTAGGAGAAGTATCTCCGCTAAACAATGAGTGGAGTTATCCAATAAGTATTGCAGAAAAAAGAGCTGTTGATCGAGTAGTTTTAAAAGCTCTTGGTATCCATGGCAAATATTATTCTCAATCTGAATTGGGTCCCGTTCAAAGAAACGAAAATGTAGGAGTTAAATTGGATCAAGGAGATATAATTTTAGAAAGAATTAAGAATACAAGTCATCAAGCAAATTTAGCGCAGCTCGAAAGAGAAAATTTAGAATATCTAAAAAAGCTCGCTACCACAAAATCTGGTAAGGCTAAGGAAATATTCCAAGCCTTTAAAGATAGAAAACAGCAATTAATAGGAGGATAGATAAATGGCTGGAACATACGATGCAAGTAAAGGCAATCCAAATCGGATTGGTACTTTTAGTCTTATTAGAAATGCTAATAAGCAAGAAGAAAAACATCCCGACCTGGTACACCCAGATAGCGTGGATGATAATGGTAATCCAAAACTTAACAAAGCTGGAAAACCCTTTAAAAAAAACTTCACTATTACAATGAATGGTGTTGAGGTTTGGTGTGAGGCAAGCGCTTATATTCAAAAAGATAAGTCTTTGAAAATAAGTATTAACAAAACATCAAGCGGATCAGCAGCAGCTCCAGGTGCAGCAGCAAGCGCAGCTCCTAGTGGAGATGCCTGGGATGCTCAATTTTAGGTAATAATATGAAATATGGTTTAAGTCCAAGACAGAAAAAGGTTTTTGACTACATTAAATCATATATGAAAACACAGCCAGTAGCGCCATCGTATGAGGAAATGATGCTTGCTACTGGTTATAAATCTAAGTCAGCAATATTTAATATAATAAAACAATTAGAGGATCGTAAATGGATAACAAGACTTCCAGGAAAAAATCGCAGCATCCAGATAAGTCAATGACGCATCCCGATATATTTAAAGAATTTAATTACGAATGCTTATCAGAGCAAGTCGGAGGATCTCACTATAAAAATTTAAAAGTTTCTCCAGCCTATTTTATATGTGAAAATAAACTCTTGTTTGCTGAGGGAAATATAGTAAAATTAGCGTGCAGACATCAAAATAAAAATAAATCCGAAGATATTAAAAAAATCATACATTACTGCAAAATAATTTTAGAACGGGATTATCCAGATGAGTAAAAATTTTGAAAAATTTTGGGTTGGATCTGTGAGCTTTACAGCTACAGAAATATTTGATGACCTAAATTCGGCTGTTGCGGTTAGTGTTCCGTCAGCAGCTGCTAAGATAGTTATAGATAATAAAACAATTACCTATGACTTCAAACGCATAAAGGAGGTAAAGAACCAAAATGCAAACACACTATCAACACCTGGAGACAAAGATCCAGGAAGAAGAGAAAGCAAGAAAGTCTCTGAACGCAAAGATACTGAGACTTAAAGTAAAAAATGACGGGATCTACCCGCCAGGAATTGCAGAGCTTTCTAAAAAGGCTCACACTAAATTAGTTAATGTGATCCAACTGCAAGACCAGCTAGTTAAATTGCAAGCGTAATTACTAGCTTTTTAGAATAGTTCTAAATACTGCGTTTAGCAGCTAGCCACCCCTACGCCTAATTATCCTTACCATAACAGCAACCAAGATGTGTATATGTCAATTATATCTTGACACCCTGGCAATGGTTATTATATAAGAATTATAGATGAAGAAATTTAGAAAATACAAATTCAAGAATTTCCAAGCTCTTGAAACTTTCTTCGAAACTAAAATATTCCCACTTACAAATATCAAATCCAAAGTTATCGGCTTGACTATTTATGTGTGGGATAAAACAAAAAAGGAGGCTGCATAGTGGTCAAAATTAATGTTTGAAGATGTTGCAAATGTTGGAGATCAAATTAGAGCATACGACTTCGCTCAATTTGGAGAAAATGCTTGCTACCTTGAAGGAACTGTACTTTCCAAAGGTACTTGTGATGAGAAATATTATGCTTGTTACAAAATTCAATTAACTAAAAGATTAGTTAGTGGCAAAGATGTTACAAAAAAAACTAAAGATAAAATTTGGTATGTTCCTTTTGAAAGTAACGATGATGCTGATGAAAAAAATAGATACCCAAAAAAAATAACTAGAGTAATGAAAATAAAGGAGGCTGCGTAATGACTAAAAAAGTTGTTTACAATC